AAACGACGCTATGAGCTCCACTAGTGGGGCCAGTAACACAGGTAGTGGTCACTTAAAGCTAGGTAGCTCTGGTAACAACCTTTTAAGTAAATCTTTTGGAGCATTTAGTGCAATTTCAGGTGTTTTAGGTCCTGTAATTAAAGGTGGATTTGGAGTGGCAGGAGCTGCACTTGCGGCTTTACCTGATGTTAATACCACTATAGGTATGGCACAAGGCGCTTACGGTGCAGGCATAATTTCAGGAAGAAGTTACGGCAGTGTTCTTACTGGAACCTTTAGAGGTCTTCAGGGGGGAATGAACATTGCAGGCGCTCCAGGGGTAGTTTCTCAAAGTTTAGCCTCTCAAGGAATTTTATACGGTGGCAATGGATTAGCTGGTGGTGCTGGTCAATACAACAACATTCTTAAAGCTATTAAAGGCTCTGGAATGTACATGAATACTCCTAATGATGTTGCTGCAGGCGCTATTGGTGGTATGTATAGTGGCTCAGCTTCGATGTCAATGTTGCAAAACTTTGGTATTTACACCACCAACCCAAATGGTGGCAAAAGTTCTACTCCAGTACAGATATTGTCTATGCTAAATGACCGCCTAACTGGTGGTGGAAGAATGTCTGCTAAAGAAGTTGCTACGGCACTTGGTCCTGGAGGACGATTAACTGCTGACCTTCAGTCTATTGAAGACCCAACAATGCGAGCCATGGCAGCACAATACATTCGTGATGCCTCTAAGAAAAATTATTGGAGTAATCAAACTTATGGCGCTGAGTTAGCTAAAGCCTCTGGAGGTAACCCTAATCAGCCTCAAATGGATGCACTAAGTGCTCAAACTCAAACAATGGTTACTGCTACATCATCTTATGTAGACGGTATGAAAAAAGCAGCTGCTGCAGTAACTAGGTTTGAAGGAGCTTTAAACAATTTCTTAAAAGGCTCAACAGGAAAAGCTCTTGCGCAGTTTGCAGGTGGAGCTAATTTAGCAATGCAAGACCCTGCTATTGCTGGAGCAGTAGGTGCTGGTGTAGCTGGTGCGGGAGCTATTGGCGGTGCTCTTAGTAATCTTATGAATTACTCTCTTCTTAACAATTTACTTAAGGGAGTAGGGGGTAAGGGCGGTACTAAACCAAAAGGTGCTGTTTGGAAACCTGGAGGTAAGGGGGGTGGAGGTACTTGGGTTAACGAAAAAACTGGAAAACCTATTGGAAGTGGTAGTACATTAGGAAAATTTGGAAAATCAGTTGGAAAAATTGGAGCTGGGCTAGCAATTAGCGCAGGAGGAAATTGGATATCTCAACAAGCAGGTAGTTTAGCAAACATGATTACTGGGGATACTAACCTTGGAAATACAGTTGCTAAAGTAGGGTCTACTTTAGCAGGGGCAGGTGGCGGAGCGTTAACAGGTGCTGAAATTGGGGCCATGATTCCTTTTTTGGGAGAAACAGGAATTGGGGACATTGGTGGAGGCATAATTGGAGGGTTAATTGGAGGAATTAGCGGATTTAATAGTGGTGGTGCTACTAACCTAAATGGTCTTGGTGGTTCTTCCGATACTACTGGAGCAGTTAAACTTGCGGCCCCAGTTCCCTCTAACATTCCTATTACAACAAAGTATGGGCAAGTAACTGACGTTCATGGGTCTGCTTTGTGGGGAGGAAACCCTCACCTTGCTATTGACTATGGCTGTCCTCAAGGAACTTCAGTTCAAGCATCTGGTAATGGAACAGTTATTGAAACTGGCTCTGGTTCTGGAAGCAGGTCTTACGGTAACTACATTATTATTGACCATGGAAGTAGTATTTCTACTTTGTATGCTCACTTAAGCGCTATAAACGTATACAAAGGTGACAAAGTTTCTCAAGGACAAGTTATTGGACTTTCAGGTGCCACAGGGTATGTTACAGGTCCGCACCTTCACTTTGAAACTAGAAAAAATGGTCAACCCGTAAATCCTGCAAGTTTAGGTCTTTCTGGGTCAGTAGCTGTTGTTGCTGGAAATACAAACTCAACTGCTTCATCTAGCGGTGCTGGAACAGACGGTGGTTCTAGTAGTAGCGCAGCTATTTTAGGATTTGATGCTGGTTCAGGAAACTCTGGTACAAAAATACCTTCTTCTTACATGGGGGCAGCTATTGGTTCAGGAGTTACTGGAAATTTCCTTTCAAAAACTTCTGCTACTAATTCTAAATTTGGAACTGGAGCAGGAACCAACACAAACGTTGGTGGTCCTGGATTAGAATCAGGTGCTGCAGGAAATTCTTCAAAAAAGAATTATGTAAACATTACTGTGAACGTAGCTTCTGCTACTGAAGCTGAGGCTAGAAGATTAGCTAAAATTGTTAAAGATTATTTAGAAGAAGATAAACTAATGAACAACATGAGGTCATTGTAATGCCGAAGTATGCGCCTACGGGCATCCCCACTCCAGTAAACACTTTTGTTCAAAAAGAGCTATCAAAGTTTGAAAGTTTTCAAAAAAAGTATTTTTTATCTGGAGAAACTAACCAGTATTACCAAGCTACTGAAAAACAAAAGTATGCTGACTGGCTTAATCAAGAAATTGTCTTTTTTAAAAAAGAAATTAGTGATTATAAAAATAAAACGTATTACCCTGCCAAAAAGAATCTTGCTTTTAAAGAAGCTTCTAGCTCATTTAAACTAATTGACATAACCTCATACAAACAATCAGGTTCTAGAATTAACTTCTACATAAGAAATGCAGGGTATAGCTTTACTCTTCCTACTACTGGAGATTGGATTTTTATACAGGACTTAACAGGAGGAGACCCTTATAGATGGGGAGGTAGTGATGGGGCAGTTCTTAAAATAATTGCAAAAAACTGGACTTCTTCTCCAGTTACAGTAACAATTTCTGGAGATTCGTCCCCTACCACTGTTCCTGCATGGTCTTTTATTGTAACCGTTGGCAGTACTCACACAGACTCGGTAGCTACTCCAGTTTTTGGAAGCGGAGTTATTAGCACTGCTCCAGACTCTACTTATGGAACAACCTTTGAAGGTCATCAAAAAAGTTTAACTGCTTTTCAAGGTGCTAAAAAAGATTACAAAACTGCAACCGTAAATTTAGCTGCTTTAAACTCTTATTTAAAAGACCTTGAAAAAAAAGCAGGACTTGGAAGCAATAGTGGAACTACTAGCACTACTAACACCTCCACTACTACTTCAGATACAAATACTCCTACCATAGTAAATGACACTGATAGTCCAGTAGCATACAACATACCAAGTGTTAAATGGGCATACTTTAATAACTCTGGAAATTCAGACACTACAGGTTATTCTTCTATTCTCCTTAATAGTGGAGGAAGTCCCGCTGCTGTAGGGCTAGTAAAAAACGCAAATCAACTATGGGCATCTGTTAACCAAGGTTCTCATAAAGGCATGTTTCAGACATACACGTATTGGAAACTTGCATCTAAGGGAACAAAAGATATTACAAAACAAGACCCTAACCTTCCTGACTGGTATTTAGGAGGTAGTCACCAAACTAAAAAATATGGTTTTCAATTTTTGTACAATCCTGGAACTGTTCAAATGGGTTGGGGAGGAACTCCTTATGTTGACCCTGGACTTATAATGTCAGGAAAAGATGTAACTCCCTACATTACTCCTTCTCAAACATCTTCTTGGATTAGTTTTGACTTAATAATTAACAGAATGCCTGATATGGCATTGCTTAATTCTAAAGGCGCATCAGAAGTAGCAAAAAACTTAACTGAAGTTTATGGGTTACCTCAGTCTAAAGATGACCTTGCTCCCAGCGGAACAAGATATTCAGATGAATTAAAGACTATTCAAGAATTAGGAACAATGTATGACATTGAGTATTTACTTAGTACATTAGTTGGGTTTAGAGAGTTTAGTAAACTAAGAGGTCGCTATACTGCAGATTTTGGATTTTTATTAGGAGTTCCCGTGGAACTTCACTTAGGAAAACAAATGAGATATGTAGGCACTATCTTAGACTTTAGTGTAACTCACACAATTTTTAGTGAAGGTATGGTCCCTATCTTTACTAATTTAAGTATTACATTTAGTCGTCGTGTTGAACCATTCTATAGCTCTAAGGGCAAAGCACAAATTGATGGTAATGGTTCCTTACTTAACCCTAACAATGTGTTAACTAACGATACTCAATCATTTTATGGAAAGAAGTACTAATGCCTTATTTTGATAGTAGATATGCTGATGGATTTTTTTATAGAGCTAGCGACCCTCGTAATGGCTCTTATCAAATTACTGTAGATAGGATTTACCCTCCTGTAAACATATCTTTTAGCTATTACGTTTGGGTTGATGGAGACAGAATAGACATTATTTCAGAAAGATACTATGGAACAGAGGACAGTTGGTGGAAAATTATGGACATTAATCCAGAAATTTCCGACCCATTGAATATTGCTCCTGGAACTACTATAAGGATTCCAAATGCCCGTTTCTAGTTTAGGAAAAAGTAGGCAAAGTACTTTTACTAAAGTTTCTTTTCCTACTGTTCCCTCTATCAGGTTGCAACCTGTAAAAATTGATTTCACAGAAGAAAGTGGAATGCACGATTTACTTACTATGCAGTTTAGTGTTGCAAACTATGCTTGGATAAAAACATTAAAAACAGGAATACCTGTTAAGTTTTCATTTTCTCAAGGAAGTTATTCCAGAGAATGGGTGGGGTATGTGTCTAATGTAACTACCCATACTGCAGGTCAATTACAAGAAATTATGGAAGTTCATTGTATTGGAGCAACTTTTCCACTTAAAGAGCGTGATTCAAAAGTATTTACAAATGTGTCTATACCAAATGCTGTTCAACAAATAGTTGAGCAGTTTGGATTTAAGTTTATTGGCGAAGACAATGGAGTTATATTTGACCAAATAACTATTGCAGGGCATTCTTATTGGGAATGGTTACAAGAACAAGCTAAAAAAATTGGTTATGGAATAGTAGTAGATGGTTTGGCATTTATTTTTAAACCTTTAGACAAAATTATTTATTCGGGGGTTACTAGCCTTCCAACATTTGCTATGTTTGGAAAAAATACAGGAATAAATAACATGCAAGATGACCGAACATTAGACTGGTTGCAAGTTAAAAATGGTGAACACATAGAAAGCGGCCCAAACTCTAGAGCAGTTAAAAATTTAGGAGGAGTTTCTCCTATATCTGAAACCGCTATAACTTCTACATCTAATCCAAATGATGTGGGTACTCCCGTCAGAGACATAACTGCTGACGTATTGTTTTCACAAGTTTCTCAAGAACATGTATCTAACTCAAGTATTCATGCTGAAATTCTAGCTCAAGGAGCTGCCCAAAACTCAAGGTTTAACATGCCTGCAAAGCTAAAGGGTCAAGGAGACCCTAGAATTAGGTTACTTAGTCCTGTAGCAGTATTGGGAACAAGTGACCTAAATGACGGTATTTGGATAGTTAAAAAAGCTTCACACCATTTCTCTAGTAACCACAACTATCAAGTAGATTTAGACATTGTTACTGACGGATTTGGTAATGTCAGCGCTAACTACAAACAAATAACTGAAAAGAGCATAAGTGGAGTGGTAAACTTAACTGATGCACTGAATAATAATGGCAGAAATCCTAACTTAGTTAACTCAGGTAATAGGGCGTTAAAAATTCCTCAACAAATTCTTTCAGAATCTAACCAAGGATGGAAACGAACTCCTTCACTTTGGGTATATACGGATAAGGGGTAATTGTGGAACAAATTTATGAAAAAACTATATCTTATCCTTTTACTTTTGATGCTCAAGGAAATGTTGCAACAACTACTGACCAAAGCAAAATTTGGCAAGACAGAGTTTTAGCTGTTCTTGGAACTAACTTAGGAGAAAGAGTTCAAAGGTTAGATTTTGGTAGTGAAATTTACAAAAAACAATTTGAAACTTCAGATGTAGCAATTTCTGAAATTGAAAAATTAGTTGCTGTAGCGTTTAACTCTCAACTTCCTTTGCTAAGTTTAAACTCTGTTAATGGAGTTTTTGACTCTTCTTCTGGAACAGTAACTATTGAAGTTAGTTATATGCTTCCTAATAGAACTTTGGTAAGTACGCAAATGTCAACTGTTGTTATTATTAATGGCAATACCCCACCTAAGGAAATTTAATGGCTAATAATATACCTGCAGCAATTAACTACACTAACAGAGATTT